TTCAGTTTGATGACATCTCCGGCAAGAGAAACGTCGCGTACCCCCTGACCGACCTTGACGACCTGCAGGCAGCCTGGGCGCTCACCGTGCACAAGAGCCAGGGCAGCGAATACCCCGTGGTCATCATTCCGGTGCACACGACAAATTATGTGATGTTGAAAAGAAACTTGCTTTACACGGCCATTACCCGGGCCCGGAAGCTGGTGGTGCTGGTCGGAACCATGAAGGCTGTCAATCTGGCAATCAGGACAATTGACACCAGCCGGAGATATACCGGGCTGGCGAGATGGATTAGAGGGGAAGAATAGAGCATGTTCGCTCATCAGGTAATTGATGAATGCCAGAAAATGCTGAAAGTCTGTTCGGGAGAAGAGGCAAAACATATTGGTGACATTAGTTGCGACATTATGTCTGCCATTAAGTTTCATATTGGAGAATATGAAGAACTCGTAAAATTATATGGAAGAGAGAAATGGAAGGGAACGGCTTTGTTTATGTTCCAAGATGTCGATAGTATAAGATTGCCATATAAACTGTGCTGGTTTGATTTCATTACTACTGGAGGATGCGAACCAGGAACCTTGCCATGCAGCAAACGGGGACTCCTGGTATCCGAAAAGCGCCCGGATGTTTTATTCGTTAAAACTGTAACCTTCTGGGATCACGATAAGACATGGAGGATTGATGCCTTTGGATTCGTGATTTTAATTAACAAAACATTCAAAGAAATAGCAAGTGATGCTCCATTGGCGTTCAGAAATACAAACATTTTACCAGTACCTTTAACCAAGAAAGCCATGAGTACTGGTCTGTTTGGGATGAAACAGGCTATCATAGACGGTCAGCGTGATATTTCTGCACTCAATTTATTTTTATCATTTTTGTCGTGCAAAAACATTGGTACAGAAAAGCATTACCCCCCTGAAGCTCTCAACAAAAAACGCCTAAAGCATCACAAACAACCCCTCTTCACCTATCATACCCTCTTATTAAAACCTGTAGGCAAGAAACAGGAATCCATCCCGCGCCATCTTTGGAACAACAGAATTCATTTTTGCAGGGGCCACTTCAAGACCTACACAGAAAAGAATCCCCTTTTTGGTAGAATAACCGGACGTTTTTGGTGGCAACCGGCAGTCAGAGGAAGAAGTCGAGAAGGCGTTGTCATGAAGGATTACAAATTAGATCCTCCAGGTGCATCAACCCATTTATAAAGTAAGGAATATTATGGCGGACTCACTTTTCATCATCCCTTTTGGCAAACACAAGGGCAGTCCTATCGAGGATTGCTCCACTTCTTATCTCGAATGGCTCTCGGAGCAGGACTGGTTCATCGAGAAATTTTCAGAGGGCGCCAAGGCAGTCGGTAAGGAGCTGGAGTTCCGGCAACGCTTCGATGATGGAGACGAACCCGATGAAGATCGGTTCTGGAATCGCAGGAGCTAGAGACATGGCAACCAACGTGATTTGTTCGGTGTGTGGCAAGCCCTACCTGGCTCATTCCAGTCGGTCAACCATTAACTACAAGCTGAGACAAGGCAAGCCAATGGAGGCAGATGACGCATACGTCAGTAGGAGAAACAGCCTGATTCCTGAGGCAGAACGAATGGCAGACTCCGCCGTCATGGCGACTCAGTATCCGGGCATGGCCGAAGAGGAGGCCCGGGCGCTATGGAATCTCTCGTTCCATCTCTGGATGGATCGGCTCTGTGCTGAGAAAATCCATGGGCGCGGGTGGCCGCGGTAATGGAGATCACCGTTACCTGTACCCAAGGAAAGGCACAGCAATCATTTCGTTAAAAAGGAGCACAGGAATGCAGGAAACGAAAATCAACGTCAGATTAGCAGGGACGGCGGACATCATGTTTGACCGTTTCATCGATCATTCAACAGAGCCGCGGCCTGCAGAACAGAAATTCTATCTGGCCGAGGGAAACCAGGTTGTCTTACCCGGCAACAACGTTTTGCAGTTTCTGTTCGCTGAAGAGAAGCCTTATGGTTGCGCAAGGAGATTTGAGGGGAAAGAAGGGTCGAAGTACGCACAGACGGGACAAGCCTTCTGCTTCATCAATAATTCGATGATCAATTTTCTCGATGATAAGGGACCTGTCATTTTCCGTGGTTTCGAAGGCAGCAAGCAGTTCCGCATCCACTTGGAAGCGGCGGTTACCAAGATGAGCAACGGGAAGGTTATCAAGCAAGAGGCCAGGCCCAGGCCTGTTCTAATGCTCCCATGGTCGCTCAAATTCGAAATCTCACTTATCAAGAATGACAAGATCGATCCTGACAAGTTGTTCAACTGGTTCGCGGCTGGCGGAATGATGATTGGCCTGGGGACCCATCGTCCCCAATTCGGGCGTTTCGTAATTGATGAATGGGAATAAATCTGAAGCGGCGCGGCAAGGCCCGGCGAGGCCCGGCCAGGCGAGGCCCGGCCTGGCGAGGCGAGGCGAGGCAAGGCCAGGCCTGGCAAGGCGCGGCGAGGCACGGTTTACCTTCAGCCGTCCCCAATTCGGGCGTTTCGTAATTGATGAATGGGAATAAATCTGAAGCGGCGCGGCTTGGCAAGGCATGGCGAGGCTAGGCGAGGCAGGGCACGGCGAGGCACGGTTTACCTTCAGCGAATAGGGGAGAAGATGAAAGACGAAGAACTCAGGAAAAAGATAATCAATGTGGGTGGGAAGGCCCTTGAAGTACTTGAGGGCTATTTTGAGGGGACTGAATCCGACGAGGAGAGGGTGAAAGCGGCATTTAGAGTGGTCCCGCAGGCTGTGAAAGTCAGCCACATGAATCAGCAGCGGGTGTTTGTCGAGCGGTCGCAGGCTATACGATTATTGCCTTACCTGAAAGACGACGCCGCCCGTGAAAAATATATCCAGCTCACCCAACCAACTGCCAAGCCGTTGCTTTTGGCAAGGCCAGAAAAATAGGAATCGAGACATGGCAACCAACGTGATTTGTTCGGTGTGTGGCAAGCCCTACCTGGCTTATTCCAGTCGGTCAACCATTAACTACAAGCTGAGACAAGGCAAGCCGCTGTATTGTCCGGATTGTGTCAAGGTCAAGAATCGAGAAACGTGTGTCAAGAACAATCGACGGCGTTACTGTCAGGAAGTTCCCAAAGAATTCGTCGCCCCTTGTAGCCAAACAATTGTTCCGGAACGCGAGTCAGCAACATCACGATGTGGGCAAGGCCTGAAAGCCAGGTGCTCACGGGAGCATTACGATGTTTGCATGAATTTCGCCGCTAAGAACGGGTGGGATGGATGGAGGATAGCGTGATGAGTTCGTTTATCTGCAAGAAGTGCGGTGCTGAAATCATCGATTCCCCCAACGGATACTTGACCGAGTGCGAGCATTGGCCGAAGGAACGACTCCGGCCATTAGGCCCTCAATGCGCAGGCATGATTGACCTGACCGAATGGCAGACCCGAAACAAGAACCCGAAAGACAGACAGGTTGATTTTTGTCCTGAAGTCAAGCGGATGCTGGCTCCTCTCTTAGAACCCGATGGGAAGGAAAACAATAAATAAGGCGAGTTCTTCACCCCGGAGCAACTAAAAAAGGCCTCATTCCACAGCACCAACAAAGCCTTTGAGCGGTACTATCGAATGAGGCCGGAAGAAGTCCTGGATGTCTATTCAGCCGCGCAACACCCAACAACACCCAAGCAACACGGAAAATCGGTTAAGTTGCTGAAATAATGGTGGAGGCGGCGGGAGTTGAACCCGCCTTCAGTTGCGGCAATAGCCAGCCTGGGGTGTTGAGGCAACACCAATGCAACACGCCAAGGACTACTCAGCCACTCCGGCCTCGACAATCGCCGCACCGTTGTCGCAATACCATTTCAGATCCGAATGCACCCAGTACATCAACGTGGGACCAGAGGCCCGGCATTTCGTGCAGTCGGTGCAAACGTACGGCACGGATTCAGTTGTTACGACAGCAGCGGGCCGGTTGGCGTAAGTCCCGATCTTCCACGCGCCAATGATGCCAAACGGCTCCCACGTTCCCGGCGAGCCCGCCACCGTGCAAACCCAGCCGAGGGGCTTTCCAACCCCAACCCCGGCCACCGATCCCTGCCAGTTGCGATTCCAGGCAATTTCTCCACCGTAATGGTAGCCGTCCGGGTAGTGGGTCGCATTTCCGTCAGGATCGGCAATAGCCGACCACTCGCGGTTGGGTTTGTAAAATACCCCCCACGGCGCTCCATCGACGTAGCCAAGCTCCCCGCCGAGAAACCCTGAAGTGGTGTCAGTGCAAAGCCAGTCGATATTGTCACGGATTTCAACGTTATACATCTGACCTGCCGTGATCGCATCGTCAGCGGCAAGCACAATGGGGTAAGAGGTAACGACCTTACCATTCGCATCAGTCGAGTTGTGATCCTTCTCGAAATAGTTGCCTGCGATCAGCATATTCCTAAGCTTGAATTTGCCCTCGTCTGGCACGTAAACATCAGTATCCCACGAAATTGCAGGACCACCCTTAATGTCCACATGAATCGCTGTGTTTCCGAAACCACTGAGTCCCCGCCCCCAGTTTCTGAAGTAGTTATTCTGGACGACAATGTCATAGAGGCCGTATGGAGACCCCACAATAAGCACCCCGTCACAGGGCAGATTGTAGAAGGTGTTATCCTTAATGTTCAGGCCGCGCACACTGGTCGCATATATTCCGTGTCCATCCATCTTGACATATCGGGTGGCGTCATCCTCCCCCACGAAGGTGTTCCCGATAATGTTGGTGTTCACCATCACGTCCCCGGCTGCGCGTTCGTCGGTCCAAGGATACATGCCGCCCCTTGATATCATGTGCACGCCATAGGTCCCTAAGTCAGCTCCACCCCGCCACTTGATACGGATTGTGTTGTTGCTGATGGTGGTGTCTCGGATTCTGCCGCAAGGCCAGAAAGCTACCCCCCTCATGCAGTCCCTGAAGACGTTGCCGTCGACCAACAGATTGTCGATATTGGGGTCGCCATCGTCGGTGTTGTTGCAGCTACAAATCCATACTGCCGGGTCGCAATGGATAATGATGTTGTCGTTGGCCTCAGAATAGGAGCCGTGCAGCTCGATGCCGCCTGACCAGGTATATGTTGGAGCAGGCTGTTCGAGCCGGTTGTTGTTGGCGCTCGTATAAGTCCACTCGGAATAAACGAACGAGAAATCCACATTGTTCGTGTTCCCAAGCACCCCGGTCCCGCCGCCGTACATCACACAATTCCTGACCGTCAACCCTGTTGCCTTGCTTGCCAGGCTGGTGTTGTTCGCCACTACGTTGTTGTGCCCAGGGTTGTTCAGGATATAGAGGTTTTCGATCAGCACGTTGCTCCCGCCGTCATCCAGCCGCACCGCCATGCTGTTCCTGGTCTTCCCGGACGGGGATAAGTTGTTGTACCCATTCATGTCGATCTGCATGTCACGGATAACGGCGTTCTCGATATCGAACCCCTGGAAAACGTGGGCGTTGCTGGTATCGTCGTTTGGCTGGTCATAGATATGGTCAGCCACCTTGAGGACCGACCCCCAGCCCGTGCCCTTGATGGTCCGTGAATCGAGCAGGTTGATGAAGTAGTTTTCGAGGTAGCTGTCCGTCCCGCATGCCGGGAGGTCAGCGCACCTGCTGATGGTGTGCAGCAGATAGGTCCCCTCCCTGAATTGCAGGGTAGACCCGGTGCCCCCCGCAACCAGAGCCTTGTTGATCGCAGGTGCCATGTCGGTTGTGCCTTGCGTGTTGGCCTGCCACCAGTCGGGATAGACCGTGCCCGGATTGGTGAACGTGACCAACCCGTCCCCATCAAAGATCTGCTGAGTGGAGGAGGCCAGTAGACTCCTTGGCGATGGGATCGTGAGCGTTTTGCCGGAATCAATATCCAACAGTGCCCCACTTGCCAGTTCCAGAACGATCCCAGCAGGTAGAGAAAAGTCATCCGCCATCACATAGTTGCCGGGCGGAATCACGATATGCCCCGAGTTTCCGCTACCGATCTGAGCCACCACCCAAGCCAGGGATCCAGGAACCTCTACATCCGAATGATCCTCGATGCTTGCAGCGGCCGATACATACCAGCGCCCCTTGACGATGCTTGACATGTTGTCGGATATGCTGGGAACCTTGGTGAGCGTGACCGTACCCCCTGAATAGGTTGACACGTCAACGTCAAACGTGTCGTCATCGGCCCCGGTTCCCCAATAGATGTCCTCGCTCCCGATTTTGCCGGTAACGCCCTGGAGTTGAGACACCTCGGAGGCTGCGAGGTATCCGCTCCAAGCCGTAATCACCAGTAACGCCGCAACCACAACCAAACCGGCAATAGATCTCTTCAGCATTGCTCGCTCTCCTTTCTGCAATTGGTTCATGGCCGCTTCTTGCTGGCTTCAAAAACCCTTTTCCTGACACGCTTCAATTGCTCCAAAAGCCTTTCCCTCTCGACTGGTGAAGCATTCTTCAACCCACGGGCCAACTTTGCGACCACGATTGCCACAATCCCGGCCCTCTCTTCCGAGGTTGCCACCTCGAACACTTTGAGTGCCTCCTCGCTGGTGAGGCTCTTCACCTTGTTCTGAAGTTCGTCAAACTGAAGCCGCTTCCCCATGGTCTTCAAGTCGGTCGTGGAAAGCAACCGCTTGGCCCTTTCCCTCAGTTCCTCGTCAACCGGCTTGCCAGTCCTTACGGCGCGCCCGAACTCCTTTTTGACCCGCATCTTTTCGCGCTGCTCCGGCGTGGTCCCCTCCGGCATTCTCCCGCTCATCATGGTGCTTGCCATCTCCAACGCGGCCGATCGTTCCGGGTAAACGTCCTTCACCCCGAAGGCCCCGTATGGAGACTTCAGGAATGTCGCAACAATGTTCTCCCCGTAGGGCTTCTCTGGTAAACGCTCCAACCCGGCCGCCTCGAACACCGGCCGAACCATGGAATACACCAGCGGATTCTGGCTCTCTAGTGCGGCACGCACATTTTCAAGGACCTGCAGGCCTCCGCCCTCGGGAACCTTGTGCGCCTCCATGTAGCCCCGAATATCCAACTGACGCCCCGTGAGCGCCTTCAGTGCTCCGCTTGGGGCCGGCCCAATCCAGGGGTGCATGACATTCCGCGTAACATCCTCCAAGATCTTCCCAGCAATCTGGTTGGAGGTGTGCCCGGCTTTCATGCCTGCAACAACCGCATCCGCCCCTGTAACCCTCATCCCGCGTCTCAATCCTGATATCTGCGCGAGATCAATCACCCGGTGCTTGCCCTTTTCATTCTCTTCCGTCCCAAGGTCCCAAGCCCCCAGCGGAGTCCCGGAACGGCCGGCCGGGCTTCCCGTGGTGAGCGTGTTCAACATCATGGGGACCGCCGACAAGGTAAGTGCCGTTCCCAGCCAGTTGATCGCCCGCATTTCAAGAGCGGCCTGGGCCGTTGTCGCCTGAATGCCTGGATTGCCGGTGATTCCCCTGATCCCCTGCCGGTTGAAATTCCGCCCGGCAACAATGAATGGGCTCATGCCGCTCTGTTTGAAGGCGTTCATGAGCTGCCCTTGCAACCTGCCGTTATACTGTCCGCACTGGTTGATATAATCCCTACGGTTCTTTGGCGTATCCACCACCAGGCCGCGCTCGACCAGGTTGTCAAAAAATCGGTTCATGACAATCCTCGTGCCCTGGTCAAGTTTATGCAGGAAGTCCTGAGCCCTGGTGATCTTTTGCAGTCCGGTTGCCGGGTAGTCCGGGCGGATCACCCCCAATTTGGCCAGATTTGCTATCTCTTCCCTGATCGCCGGAGAATCAGACATTACCTCTCTGGCTACCTGCCCGATTCGCACAACGGCATCCATGGTCCCAAAAACGGGCATTCTGCGAACGATATCTTTCCATGCCGACCCAGCCCCTTGCGCCCGCGTAACCACCGTGAGCAGGTTCTTCGAGTGGGTTACGGCGTCGGCAATCTGGGCAAGCTGGATTTGCGTCAGAACTCTTGCCACAGGGTTTTGCTCCATCGGCATGTCGGTCCCAAGCACCTGCCGCACTTCCCGCGCCAGGTCCTTCCGGACCCACAGCGCCCGTTCGACCTGCCTCGTCCTGCCGTCCGTTCCGGTCATGGGAAGCTTCACCGCCAGGCGGGTTACGTCCTCGCCCTGGATCTTCCCGGGCCCGCTCATGCCGGGATCGGTTTCGACGGCAACCCCAGACTTTTTGAGCCCCTCGAACATCCGGATCTTGGTCACTTCGTTCCAGCGCGGACCCAGCACGTTGAACAGCGCAAGCTCCGCATCGGTCGAGTAATCCCCGGTAAACTTGGCCTGCCTCATAAAGCGGTCATGCTTTACGTTCGGGTTGCGGTAGTTCGAGCCAATGGACGGACCCGGCAACGGTTTCAGTTGATACCCACGGTTCCCTAGAATGTCCGACAGCTCCGCCGCCCGCTCCTTGGTGGTGAGGTTGATGCGAGCCCCGAAATGGCGCCCGCGCTCTTCCCTCACCGTCCCGGGATCTACCCGCTTGGCCTCGTTGTAGAGCTGATCCAGCAGCGGATTGACGTGCTGTTTCCATCGGTTGATGTTGCCTCTTATCTCCGGATCACGCGCCGCCGCCTTGACTTCACGGTCATAAGCATCGATGTCGTGTTGCCTGGATAGGTCCTCCATTGCCTCTTCCCATCGCTTCCCCTCCAAGACCTTTCGGGACGCTTCGATGGTAAGCTTGCGCTTTTTTTCGTTGAGCGCCCTCAAAATCTTTGATGTTTCCACGAAATCAAACGCTCCGGAATATCCCCCTTCATCTGCAAATCTTTCCGCAATATCCATTAAAGATGGGACTTCCGACAGTTTCTGTTGAATGGTTTTTCTTGTGGTAAGCCATTCGTAAAGTGCATCAGCACTTTCAAACCCGTTATCGCGCGCCAGCACATCAAACGGGATACCGCCCCTTCTTACAATCCCCGGGATTTTCTTATTGAGGTTGAGCATGTAATCTTTAACGGATGCAGGATCAATTCCAGACCGCTTAAGCTGGGCAATTTTGACAGCTTCCTCATCACTCCTTGCTGCCTCAATCAAATCTTTTCTGATCTTCCTGGATGCTCCGACAAGCTCATCCAAATAAGCTTGTGTCGTCGTTTTCCCGGAACTGCCCATCTTGTCCCAAATCTTCGACGCCTCAGTATAGCTGGAAACCGCGTTCGCCTGGAAAACATCCCACCCGCCCAGCACGTTGTCCTTGTTCAGGATATCGATGGTGCGCGCCATAGCCTTTGGATCTCGGTACGAATCGGGAAAGACTTTCGTCAGCAGTTTCTTGACCTCGTGCGGCACGGCGATCCTGGCCGCCGCGTGCTCGACCGCCGCATCCGCCGCCCTGGGCGCATGGCGCGTCATGGCCGGTAGCGGGTCAATGGTAACGTAGTCTCGGAATTTCTGGATCTTGGGGACGATTGCCTGAAGCGGTTCCGTGGTGATGAAGCCGGATTCATCCTTGAGTTTGGACTTGACGTTTAATGCCTCCAACGCTTCTTTAACGCCCTTCTTGCCTGGTCCACCTGTAGCCCCCAGCAAGAAACCAACCCCGGCAGATTTGGCAATCTCTTCGGGGCTTCCTCCTTGTGCCGCTGTCTGTGCTGTATTCAATGATCCGAAGGCCGCCCCCCTCGTTATCGGCTTGAGCGGTTGCATCGAATGGAGTGCCTGACCCAACAGGAAGCGTTCGGCACCTTCTTTGAGTGCTCCCTTGATTCCATCCTTGCTGTATCCATGAAGCGCCGAAACCCCGGTCCCGGTCAAGAAATCCGCCATCCCAGGAATCGCCCCTCCCAGGAATTCACCCATGATCTCTTCAGTCAAGGTTGGATTCTCGCTCTGCCGGTTCCAGTAGTCGGCGTTCTTCTCGTATTCCTTCTTTGCCGCCTCAAATACTCCACCTTTCGGGAGTCCTGTTGATTCGGAAATCCAGGTGGCAATATCATCCAGTTTGCCCATGAATGAAGCTGTGCCGCGATTGAAAGCCTCCGCCGCCTTAGAGCCTACATTCTTGAAAGACTGGCCGACATCGGGGGGCTGAGGCTCTTCATAGCCTTCCAATGGCCCAAGATATTCAATCTCTGGTTCGTCTTCTGCCGAGGCCGCGCCCATTCCCTGTCCCAGTGGAATCGGCTTCCGCACCATCGGTCGGTAGAGACTGGCTTCATCGAACGTAGCGGCGCCCGCTTCCGGAGGCGTCACCGTGATCATCGGGCGTGCCCCGCTGAGGTCAATCGTCGGTGCGGCTACCCCCCTGGCCTGCGCTTCGGCTGGGATCTCCGCCGCTCCCACGTCATCCGGCAGCGCCAGCTCTTTGAATTTCTCCCAGGCCCGCCGAAGGGTTCCAGGGGCCTCCTCTCCGGGCTCCGGAATCGGCTTCCGCACAACGTTTGAACCGACTGGCCCAAGATCCTCTTCCAGCGGTCCCAGGTATTCGATCTCCGGCGCTTCCTCTTCCAATGGTCCAAGGTATTCAATCTCGGGCGCTGCTTGTCGCAACCTCTTCGCCCGGAAAATTACGTCCCGCGTGTACCGCCTCGTCTCAATCGGCAAGGTCCCCGCTTTCACCCGCCCCGGCCCGGCGTTATAGGCCGCCAGGGCAAGCACCTGGTCCCCGCCAAATGCCTTCAGCATCTGCCCGAGATATCTCACCCCGCCGTCAATGTTCTGCTGCGGATCGTCCGGATCAACCCCTAGCTCCCTGGCCGTTCCAGGCATGAGCTGCATAGGCCCCCGAGCCCCGGCGCTGCTGACCCACTGGTCCGGGTTGTACTCCTGGCGATGCACCGCCACCGCAAGCGACGGGTCCACCCCGTATTTCGCCGCGGCATCGATGACGTCGTTGTCGTAGTCTTCCCGCCGCTCAAGCGGACCAAGATACTCGATACCCATCACTCCACCACCTTGGTCCTATCCCACTTGATGACCTGGCCATTGACCCGGTAGCGCCCGGGCGGTTTCCCGGCAAGAGGATTGCCGCCCTGCCCAGTTGCCGCCTGCCGCTGTCCGCCGCGGCCCTCAATGATTCCGTCCAACTCCGCTATCTTGGCATCGATCTGGGCTTCTACTGCCTCCCTGGTTTTGTCGTCAACGCTCGACCCCGGCTTGTAACCGGGATTCAACGACGCTATCAGTGCATCCATCTCGTTGCCCTTGAGCAGCTTGACCCTGCTGGTCAGCAGCTCCATCTTTAGCTTCATGGCCTGCATCGGGGTCATGATCTTTGCAGTCTTCTCGGCAGGCAATCTCACCCCCGCAGCCGCCGCAACGGTTGGGTCAACTTCAGCGCCGCTCATCATGTCAAGGCGTGTTTGCCCAGCCAGTTCATCGGCCTGTTGCCCTGCTGTCCGAGGCATCTGAAAGGCGTCGCCGTCCGGTCCAGTAACCAATCTGGCCGCTCCAGTGAGCTTGTTCACCACCAGACCGCGCCCGTTCTCGAAGTGAACTTGAAGCGTGCTGGGATCGATGGGCTGGAAGGTCGCGATTCTTTCCAATCCATATTGGGGAGCATTCTGATTCCAGAATCGCTTGGTTGCTTCGGCATCTCCGGTAGCCTTCCAGAAATTCATGGCGCCTTTTATAAACCCTTCCCTGGCTGCCACTTGCGTTCTTTCATCAGACACCCCGAGAGCCTCCCGCTTCAGATCCATTTGCTGATTCCAGCGGTCCTGATCGCGGTCCCACATCATTCGCTGTAACTGCCCCCGCGCCATGCCACCCGTCGCTCCGCTCAACATTCGCCCCATACTGGCACCAAGAAACGGCATTTTACGTCCTCCCCTTAGTGGGTTAGATACTGAGCGCCGGAAACCATGGCTTGCAGCGTCGGATCATAGCCGTAACCGCTGCCTCCCCGGTTGCTCAATGCGTACAGTTGATAGAGGTTTCCTATGGAATTACCCACTCCCTGCATGGCAGTCTGGGCCGCGTTGTTGTAGAGGCTGGCAAGGTTACCGTAGGTCCCGGCTGCGTTGCCATAGGCGGAGGAGGCCCCTTGGTAGCCGGAGGTTGCCCCGGTTGACAGCCCGCGCCCCAGGTTCGCCACCTGCATCATGTTCTGCAGGCGCCGCTGACCCCAGTCTGAGTAAGCCTTGCTCACATCCCGGAAGCGGTTCAGCTCATTCGACCGCTGGAACCCATAGTTGACGCCGGCTCCATACGGATTCTTCCCGCCCATCATGGCCCGGATATTGCCACCGGCGTCCCCGTATTGCCGGTTAATTGCGCCAATCTGGGCCATCAATGAAGAGGAATCGCTCGATGGTTGCTGAGCTTCGGCAATCAACTGGTTCTCGAGAGGCGCAAATGTCTCCAGGTATCGATCCCACTGCGCCTGAGCTAGATCCGCCTGCTTGGCGGCAATCATCGTCTGTGCGTCAGCCGTCGACGAGGCCGCATCGGCCGCCTGACCGGCGCTTTTGCTGCCCTTGACGGCGGAATAAATGCTTGTGGCGGCACCAGCCACCGCGGCCGCCGCGGCTACAGTTCCAGCCGTTATACCCATAGTATCACTCCTTCCCTATTGTGAGTTCTTCATACTCCCAAACCACGGGATACCCACCGATCATGTCTTTGAGTTTGAACGTCTTCGCGGTTTGAGTGAAGGTTTCTCCTGGAACACCGTGCATGTAGAATGGAACGAAATGAATCTTGTGCCGTCGTAGAGTTTCGACCGTATGCCACAGTTTTTCGTCCGACAAAGACTTCTTCAGGATATCGTTGCGAAACGTCTCGTCCCCTGACTCAACCCCGAACGAGCAGGCGAAAAGCCCACGGTCAATCAGCCACTCCAAGTTATCCTGACTGATGCCTGCGTGAATGTAAGCGAAAAACGGATATCTGAACTCGCCCCACGATTCGCGCCATGAGCGTGACCAATAAGGCAGCAGGGCATCTCCCATGAAAAGGATGTCCGGCTTGTAGATTTCCGTCAATTCTGTCAGGTCTTCCTCGACCCGAGTTCTTACCCGCACCAGGGGGGATTGGAATCGCGTGAGGCAGAACGAACACTCATAAGGGCAACCTCTGGAAGAGAAATAAGGAAGTTGGTTCTTCCTCTCTATTATGCCGTAACCCCGATTGAACGGAATGCCTACAAACAGCTCATAATCCGGTAACGGCAAGATATTCAAATCGAGCCAGGTAAGTTTCTCCCTGAACAGAGTGTCATCGCCGGATAGTAAGAAGTCAGGCAAGGTCTCACCGTCACCCCGGCATACGCGAGAAAGCGAACCCGGCATCATCACCGCCCAGGGACCACCCCACAATACGCTGACGCCAGACTCCACGGCGATGACCGCGAATGGCAACGCCAGTCCGAAGTCGGCCCGCGCCGTGCATGACAGGCAAACATGGTCGTAATGAGTTTCCCGCAGAGTGGTCCTGAACCGTTCACGATCTCCAAGGAGATGCAGGTCGACAGCAATCCCGCGCTGTTTGCATATAGCGGACAGCAATGCAAGGCCGTGGTTGTACCGGATGTGCGAGGGATAGAAGGCAAAGAGCACCCTCATTTGATCCACCGGCATTCCTCCCTCAACATCCCGACAAGGTAAAGATCATGAAGTTTGCCGCGGAACCTGAATCCCTTTCGGATGCAACCCTCCAACCGAAAACCAATCTTTTTGAAAATGGGCCACAACTGTTCGATGTTCAGATCGGCCACCATGTAGCCGGACACCCTTGGCAGGTCCAATTCGTTGTAGGGTTTCTCGAAGATCGTCCGAAGATTCCTTCTTGTACACCACCTCCCCCGCCAATTTTTGTCAACAACGCCGTGAATGATTATGGTCAGGCCCGGTTGAAAATGCGAGTAGGCAACCATCCCGACCATCACGCCGTCCTCGCTCAGGACGACCCAGCCTTCAAGCCCCTGGAAACAGGCAATCATGTGATCCAGTGAATCAGCGTCAAAAGTCGGATCATGCTCCCTCAATATCTCATAGAGCGCCGGATAGTGGTCGGGCCGCATCTCCTCAAGGTAGCTCATATTCAATTCCCATTCCAACCACCATCGGTGGGAGCAACAAGTAACTGGCCGGTCCAATAGGTCACATTCACCCCCTGCGCCGGCATCTCCGTATCATCCAAGATGGTAAACGTCCCGCAGGATATCAGCGTATCACTAGCAGGCGCCGGAGACGCCCCGGCCTGAACATAGGCCGCAACCGTGTAGGCCCCATCATCCCACTCGGCATCATTCGTATTGAGCGCATAGAGTCCTTTCACGGTCGCGTGCTCGCTCATGGCTGGATAGCCTGCACCCGAAGCAAACTCGGTCTTATCGGTCGCCAGGAAGTACCCATCAACGTCTCGAACGACCATTGCGTAAACGGTAGCCCCAGTTAGGTAGCCAGTCACAAAACGCTTATAATTAGCCATTTAACGCACCCCCAACATCTTATAGGTGATATCGAATCTGCCCGGTCCAGTTCTTGTCGCCGCTGGTGTTCCAGTCGGTCGGGGCGGTTCCAGGAGCATGGTAGAGTGTGGCGCTTGAAGCATTCTGAGCCACGTGTGCGAATCCCATGGCTACCGTTGTGGTCTTGATGCTGACGCCCATAGAAAAGGTGGCATAGCCGCTCACATTCCGCGCATTGGCAGGTAGGTTGATCCTGCAGTTGTTCGCGTCTGCCGTGCCAGCCGTCGCCCGATAGATGTTGAGCGTCACTATCCCGCCCTCAACCGAATAGTTGCAGCACCCACCAGACGGGTCGGTCGAAAAGCCGTCCCAGGAATCTACATGATTGAAGCAGGCCGGGAATCCCTGCGGGTTGGCCGCGTAGGAATAGTGCGGACTCGTGATTGCGGCATTGGCAAGCGTATAGTCGCCATTGATCATCAGCACAACGCCGGTATTGCCTGAGTCGTAAACCGAGTAATCGACGTACCAAAACTTCTCCGTTGTCTGAGTGAGCTTGACCTTTGTCCCCCTCGGGAACCGCGCCGTCACATCCTTCCCGGCAATGTAAAAAACATAGGCAGTGGAATAGAGCCAGGTGTCGGTGTCCCGTTGCCAGCCATTCGATAGAATCGGACTGATGGAGCCAAGAGCTGATAAGTTCATATTATTTCCTCAATTCGGCCAATAACCTTCAGGCCAATACCCACTCGGCCAATACCCACTCGGCCAGTACGGAGAAAGACGTTTCCAGGCGTAGACAACCGTATAGGGCGGCAAGTTGTTGTGCGCCGCTCCGCCGCCTGTGTTCTGGTTGGTGGCGGTAGCGGCCGGAATCAGGTATGTTCCAGGGTCAAAACCGGAGGACGTAATATCAATGGATGCGAATATATCCCACGTTGTGTCAGTTCCACCTGTTAGGCGTCTTTCCAGCGAACTCAGGTCGTGTTGATGGGGATTCTGCACATGCGTATGTTCGGGCATCTCGGCGCTGGTGAGCGTATGCGTCTTCTCGCCCCCGGTCTTCTCGGCTGTGTCAAAGTCTTCGTCCGCCGCTTCCTGCCCAACCAGGAACTTTCCCTCTGCAATCCTGCACCACGTTCCGAATCCAAGGAGGATCCTTGGACTGGTAGCCACTACAGACAAGAAAATCGAACCAACCGGCCATGAGGCTTCGAGACTGGTCAGATACATCGTGTCGAAATAGGTCTTGAGCGCGGCCTTCAGATCGCTAGCCAACATCTTCTTGAGCGCATAAGTATCAGCACTGTCAGTCATCGGGAATTCATCATTGTCGGCCAGGGACGGTTTTTCGGTCGCCCCATGAATTAGCGTTGCCAGATCCACCGTATAGAGCGTGTCGAAATAGGTCTTTAACGTCCCTTTGATGTCGGACCAGTACGTCTTTTTCAGCCCATAACTGTCGGCACTATCGCCAAGCCCCAACTCGTCAGAGTCAACCGGAGTCGCCTTATTGTCAACGACATGAATTGCCGTAGCTACATCGTCAGTAAAGTCCCACGGAAAGCCTTCAGGGTTGATGGCGTAGCTGTAACACGGGTTTGTGATTGGAGCATCAACCAATGTATAATCAGAATTGGCAACCAAAACAACCGATGTGTGACCCAACTCTCCAACCGCTGAATAATCGACGTACCAAAACTTCTCCGTTGTCTGAGTGAGCTTGATCTTTGTTCCGGGCGGAAACTTGTCTGTTACATCCTTGTTGGCAATGTAGAAATAGTTGTAAATATCAGAACCATAAATCCACTCATCAGTATCCTCCTGCCATTCGACGCCCGGCAAATCTTCCCATGTCGGGTCAGCCCCGTCGCCCCTACTGGTGAGCACCTGCCCGGCATCCCCTGCCGGTAGATTATTCCACTTGTCCGCACCCCGAAAAACCAGATCGCCCCTTGCCTCGGCGGTGAAGTCAACATCGCTAAGGTCGTCGAAAGCGTGAGTATGAGGAACCCCACCGATCTTGTAGGTCTGTCCAGCCGGAATATTGACACTGCCGGCATCGTCGATAAGGGAGAGACTGTTCTGTAGCTTTCTCCCGTCATTACCATCCCAGCGCACCACAGCATTATCGGTGGATGAATCTGGTCCCTCGGTCTTTGGCTCTAAACCATCATCCAGGGCCTGCTTGTTGATTGCATCCCTGGTCTGGGCCGGAGACCCAACATTCACGATCCGGCTGCCATGCATGTCGTGATGCTGCCCAATTCCATGAGCCTGTGACAGCAGCTCTCCAATCCTGATCAGCACTCGGTTGAGTTCGACGAGCGAAAGCGAACTTAACGTGAAATCTTCTGCTGATTTCTTGGCGCCGATCATGCGTAATCCACCATAACGGCCTCAACCGCACTGCTCGTGTCGATCTGCAACTGCATGACCTTACCACTGCACCCTGCCGGGAATTTCATTCGCTGGTCGCGTTCCATCTCCGCGTCCATGTCAACGGTTCTTCTGTCAATCACCAGCGCCCCGTCAACCCAGGCCGACAGCGTGACCGTGCCGTTACCGATTGGCATTATCTGCAGCCAGGCATTTTCATTGAAGGGGCTCTTCCCGTAAAGCTTCCCACTCTTCCATGTGCACGCCACCCGCGCACTGCCGCCATAGAGCAGCTTGACGGTACCGTCCTGGAGATAGTAGAGTCCACCGTCTTCCGGGTTGACCCAAACGGCATCTGCCTCAATAGCCATGGTGCTCCATTGCTTGACCGTCTCGTCGAAGCAGAGCGCCCCGGCATTATGGAAGAGGATCAGCTTGTCATCCACAACCGCCAACTTGACGCCTGCATAACCAACATTCTCTTTAAACCAGTCTTCGGTAAAAGCTTCGTTGGTGATCACCACCGAATCGACCAGGTTGTAGAGCGCAATCCCGCTGTCGGAGAGATAATAGACGCCGCGGGCGCCGTTGCATGAAGCTGCCGCCAGACACGGCTCCTTGCCCAGCGGCTTGCTAGCGTGGAGCAGTTCGGGGTGTGTCCCGTCCACCCGGTACGGTCCATCCTCGCACAGCACCGCGAGCGATCCGGCAAACGGAACCACCTGCTTGATGTCGGTCCTGAAATTGAGGTAGTAAATGGACGGCCAGAAATCAGGTGTCCCGGGTTCGCAGAAATAGAGCCTGGAATCCTTCCAGGCGAAGAGCATCCCCCCGAACAGGTCCGGAGCCAGACCGTTGAGTTCGGTCGGTGGTGGGCCTATCAGAATCTCATTGCCCTGGCTCGACGTGTACCAGGTTGGGCATACAATCCCAAGATCGGTATCGGCCACCCCGTCGCTGTAACTCGTTGTCCCAATAGCCACCTCAGCCACCAGAAGATAATCTGAGACCGCCAGGCTGAGGCGATACAGGCGCCATTTGGTAATGTTGGAGTCTGACGGACTCGAAATGCTGACCGTCACATAATTTCCGTCTACCGTGATCTCCGAAGAAGGCTCGGAAGGTCCGCTCTCATCCTCGTAATCATCCACCTCACGAACCATGGTGACAAGGTAGCGATAGGTTCCATCGAGACTGCCACCGGCGTTCCCCTCTGCTACTGTTGGCGCAGCCGGAACTTCCTGCCCGAGATTGACGGTTGTACTCCCGATCCTTCGCACGAGCGTGCCGCCAGACAGGTAGATCAGCATTTCCGTCTCATCGATTTTCCAGGTCAGAAAGCAAGCGTTGTTCCCCCCCAACCAGCTCCCGCCAAACTTGCAGATCGAGTCGTAATTCCCTGAGAGCATGGCAACCGTCAAATCGGCACTGCGAGCCGAAATCTGCTTACCAGACAGATCACAATCCCTGGCAACCGTCGCCATACCAGGCTTGACAAGGTCCCCGTAACGCGGCGCAATTCCCCCAAAACCCGACAGTGTGATCTTTCCCATCACAACGGCCTCATTGCATCGTAATGAGTATTTCCCCTGGATTCATCCCGCACAATCATCGCCTTCCAACTTTCAAATTCAGCATCCATCGCGGCCGACAACGCAAAATCCTCTTCGGTCGCTCCACCTTCAAGCAGCAGCATGGCCGCCCCCACCGCAACCGCTTCGTGATACTGGGCCGGGAGCGTGTCGGGATAGTCGGCATCATCATCCATCGGCGTGGGCATGGCGGCATAGGTCAACTCAATGTTGCCGGTAAGCGCGGGCAGAGTGTCCCCATCGGAGGCAGGCAACGGGAAGAAAGCAATCTCGCCATGCGGAAAAAGATCGGTTCGCCAGGAGGTCGGCCTGCTGGTTTCCCCCAGGGACATGCCAAACAAATCGTGCAACTCAGTCGTGTAGGGCACCAGTGCGGCATCGGTGGTCACATCATACACCGATCTCACCGGATAGCCGTAAGGCCTGAGCCCCGCCACCTTGACCCGCGGGTGGATCTCGTAGAGATGCTGCTTCTCTTGCATGCGGATCGTCAGCTTCTCTACGATCAACCGCACATCAAGCGCCAATTCCAGCATGGCATCATTGAGTGCCTGGTTTACCTGTTCGATCGTGAAGCGCTCCCCGTTTGGGTCGTCAGCCATCAACAACGCCTGCTTGGCCAGGGCAGCCCGGTTCATCCGGTATTTGGTCAGCATGGCGTGGCCTCCTGCGACATTGGGCCTTGCTGCTGGATCCTGGTCTTGAACTTCATGCAGGCCCGCAGCCACCGCCCGCTGCACAGTTTAAACCGCGCCTGATCGAGCTTGTTGCGGCGATACCGCAGGAGTTGCGAAGCGGCCCCATAGCGGATGTCTTTGTGAAACCACTCCGGGATGTCTTCGTCTGGATAATCGGCGGGCAATTTCATCAGCCTGGGGCTCTTGATGTAGCTGATGCCAAGGTTGCCGTAGGGAGAAATCACTTCCCGGATAATCCGGCCATCTCCCGTCCGTTGAAACGGAATGCCGGAAATCCGCCGCAGGCCCCCGGTCGTACCGTCGAAGGGCAGTCGGTTTCCGTCCTCGTCCGACACCCCCCGCAATAGTCCATAATCCGAGTCGCGGCTAAAAGTGGATCCATCCTGAAAGGGGATCGGCAAAACCCCGATCTGGTCCTGGCGTAGCAACTCCCGGAAGAATTGAACCGGGTCGCCGGTTGCTGCCCGAGCGCCGCCGATCAAATCGATTTCAGTAATGGTCGTTGGCAGGATCACATAACCCTCGAGACCGTGCATGTGCACCCGCGTGAGCTGTAAACAGTCTCCCGGCAGGTCGTAGACGTTCACGCCCTCTTCGAGCGGAATCACCGCCCCGGCCCGCAACCCTCCCGCCAGGTCAACCGCCGCAAGGATCGCCCGGTTGACCGCAGCCGCCACCTCCGCCCAGGTCCATACATTTCCGTAATGCCCCGTCGGGCGAATATCGCCACAAAGGCGCTGAGTGGCCCCGATGATCTGGCTAAACGTTTTTGCGTAACTGGTCCAGGGCATTATTCACACTCCACTATCCACACTCTCACTTCCCAAGCCGTATGTTTGCCGGTATAGCCGTGTTTGGTCGCGTGAACGCGAAAGGGGCCGACCAGTCGGAGCACCCCCAAAGCTCCGTGCAGGCTTTTGCTCTCAGCGTGTAAGACTGCCCCGGCACTGCGTCCGCCAGGTCGAGCCGTATCGAGCCGTCCGCCTCGGCCGGAGCCTCGGCCACCCACAGCCCCTCGAGCTGGAACGAGGTGATCCCCACTCCCGGCTGCGGGTCGCACACCAGGAAGGGAGACAGAAGGATAAGCGCTAGCACTTGTCGCATCGTCACAACCTTCCGATCATTCACTTTCAAACCAAAAGAGCCTTATTTTCCCGGTGGCCGACGCAACCGAATTGTTGGCTATGTCGAGCTTGAGTCCACCCCACACCGGAACGACCTGAGCCGAACCGCTCGCCGTCGGCTTGACGATTGCCGAAGTGACGTTGTCACAGTCGGAAACAGTGATCGACAATCCAAGATCATCAGTCAGGGTAATATCGTAATCGTCGGTTGGGGCCGTGCTGCCTGGATCGGTCTCGACCCAGGTCAGCACCCCATTGATCGAGTAGCCAAGAGCGCATTGAGTGAATGCTCCGTTCGTGCTGGCCCCAGTCCACTCGATGAGTTGCGACCACATGCCACCCCCGTTGCTTTGCGGAGCATGAACCGTGCACACGCTATCCGCCGCAAACGCCATGCCAGGCGCAAGCAGCAGCGCAATCAATGCCAACCACAACATGGGTTTGCGGGTTTTCATCGTTCAGTCCCTTCCCGGCTCAGCCGATTCGTTCGTAAATCTCTCGTTCGGTCAGGCTCTCCCCGGCCAACGTTCTGGCCCGGAAATTCTGATAGGATTCCTCGTCAATCCATCCCACCAGCTCAAACGGAAACCGCTGGGCAAAATCGACCACCTTGCGCCGCCTCAGCATCGGATTGGTCGAATCGAGTGTTTCCGGCTCGACTACCGGCTCCTTGGCGTTCCTTAAAGCCTCGATAAAAGCCGAGCGGACAGGAATAAACTCGTTCCGCTTGCACCTGATCTTCTCCCCGTTCACTCCAATCGAGATAATGTCCGGATCGGTTTTCCTGATCTTGCCGGGGAACCGGATCACCGCAAACTCTCGCTTCTTCGCCTGCACTTCATCTCTTCTTGCCGCTGCAGCAACCATTTAAAACTCCTTCAGTACGTCACACAGTCAACCGTGAGCTGCACCTTGTCGCCAACCACATTCTTCCAGCTCATGTCTCCGATTGAGTTGGCAAACAGAATGAAATCCTGACACTTGAAAGCCGTGGTGGCGTCGGATTCGTGATATTCGTAGGCTTCCGGAACAAACATATCGATCAGGTAACGCTCGAGCTTTTGATGAGAATCCGGCATGGTCCACTGATCGGACGGCAGCTTGCGATCAAATTCTGTACAGCCGCGCTTGAGTATCATCTTCGTCGCCGTCTCAGCGCTCACCTGCTCCGCAATGATCGGTCGCAGGTATTCGAGCACCTCGCGGCCGTGTGACTGGCCGTCGCAGTAGACGAACCCGCCGTAAGGCTGGCAGGTGTGCCGCCTGAAATCCATCCCGCATTTACTCGGAAACCCGGCTGCCTGCAGGACCCCCAGCAGCATGAACAGCTCATACACATTGGCCGGACGAACAACCACCTTCCAGCAGGCCTGGCAACCGCTCGGAATGTAGGGTGTACCATCGAATACTGGAAACATTTCCTCCCAGAACTGCCACAGATTGCATCTCCGATACCGCGACGGCTTCACGAAAATCCACGGACTATCGATGATGTGTCCTGTCAGCAACCGGAACTTCCCGGTCGAGGTGATTTCAACGCACTTCCCGGGCCCGCTGCAATGCGGTTTCAACCGTTCGTGAATGATTCTAAGGATCGGATTGAAAAATTGTCGATACACGAAGATCCTTTGTGGCCGGGCACGAAGTGGAGGCCCGGCCTATGATAGGGTTATCGGACGGCTTCCCACGCAAGCTGTTCGCCGTCGACGTTCAAGTTGCTGTCGGCGCCGATGCTGAATCCCGGAGGAGTGGTGATTTTCATGCCGTTCCGCGGATTCGGGTCTATCCTGTCACCGTAACACTGATAGGCAGCATCGCTGGCAGCGGTTCGCTGGTAGTGCCCGTCAACGAACACTTCCGATGCGTCGGCGCTCGAATCACCGTATTCCCAACGGTTGTTTGTTACGCCGTCGTAAGTGAGCACGTCGCCCCCGGCATACTCCCTCACCCCCTGCTGAGCGCCCGAGGCTACCGCCAGTTTGGTGGTAGCGTCCGCAGTGGAGGCCTTCCTGGTCAATCGGCCCTCGTCGGCGTAGCTTGCCACCAGACCGTTTTCCTTCTGCCATTCCAGCACCTCAAAGTTGGCGGAATCCACATTCCACACCTTGACCCGCTTGGGGATGAATCCGAGGCACACATTGATCTTCGCTCCGGTCCCGTCGCAGGTTCCGTAAGCAACTTCATTGCCGTTCTGAGGCATGGTCTTATCCTCCTTCTATGATTGTGATGGGGGCGCAACGGCCCCCGTCAGGTTAGGTTGGATTGAGGGTTGCAGCGGTTTCCAGCCTGCCCATGAGGTCGTCATTCAGGATGACCGCCGTATGCCAGAACTTCCACCCCAGCGTGCCGCGCTGCCCGAGGGGATCATCCTTGGTGGGCTTCGGGTTCACTACCGCGATATTCCCGGAATTGACCCCACGCAACGGCACGGTAGCCCATGCGTCCGGCGCCAGGATGATCAGCGGGTAAACATCCACCGCGGCTGCCGGGTTGGTGGTCCCGATCATCGTTGCCCCAGCCGCACCGGCGTCCGCCCAGGCATCGAACATGGTGGTCAGGAGAAACCGCGTATTCTCCGCCGCACCCACTTCGTAAGGCATGGCCTTTGCCGGGTTCGGGTAGTTCTTCACCTCGGTAAACCCGGTGACGTTCTTCAAGTCCGCCTCGAGGTCGGTATGTCCCAGGCCCACGAAGGATGGTCCAACCGGCTCCGTCGAGTAGGCCGCGGAACCGGAAAGAACGTCCGTGTAGAACTCGGCATCGGCCCCACGGAGGTCCCGAACGATCTTGCGGAAGTCCCCGCGGTCCATAACCGTATTCACCGACGCCCTGTCCGAACCGTTCGTATAGAAAACGTTGGTTCCGCCCTTGAGCACGTTGATGTTGAGGGTTTCACGCGTCTCGCGCATCTGCCGCGACTGCAGTGACTGGAACTCTCTCAGCACCGGATCTTCGTGGGTGTCCTCGATCACATCTGTGATCCCGATCCAATCACCGTACTGCTCCACCGTGCATTCAACGTCCACATAGGTGGGCTTGGTGCCAGGAGGAGTCACACCCTCGGCCAACGGCGTGGTAGCCGCCGAAAGCGCCAAGTAGCGCCGAAAGATCAGTGTCCGCCCTTTCCCCTTCGGCATCGGCTTGGTTTGAGCAAACCGCTCGGTTACGATCCCGGGAGTGGTCCTTTTGAGCAGCTCACCCCAGGCCGCAAAGTTGGTGCGTGGCGATATGTCGCCGTAAGTCGTGTACTCTGCCATGTCGTTTCCTCCTTACCGTGCCCGGGCAAGGAGCTCAGTGTCTTCCATGCCCGTCACTTTATGCCTGCGGCCTTGTTGAAGATCGACTCAGGATCGTCATCATCAGCCTTGGTTTTTCCTGTCGCGCCCTTGTTGCCCTGCGGCACTCCACCGCTGGCAAACTCTTTAACCTGCGAAGCCTTGGCAGCTAGCGCGGCGTCATGCTTGGCGGCGGCCTGCTTCGCTGAATGCTCCTTGAACTGAGAGATGATCTGAATTGCCTTCGATGGATCACTCTCGCCAAGGAAGCCCGGCATCGCCTTTTCGCGCTCATCGGCCCAGGATTTAAACTCTGGGCTGGCCATAACCCGGTAGGCATCCGGGTGCCCTTCCACAAACTGCCCGGAACTGTCGTAGAAGCCTCCAACCACCTGCCGCTCGAAGGCTCGCTGCCCCTCTTGCTGCCGGAAAGACTCGTGCAGGGACTTGACGTCAACATCCCCGAGAGTGTTCCGGAGCAGCTTTTGAGCCTCGTACTGTACCGCATCAGCAAAACCGGGGAAGTCGTCGTAGAAGCTTTTGACGTTCTCCGGTATTTCGTCCGCCTTGGCTTTTGCGGCTTCCTTGTCCCTGGCCTCAATGGTGTCTATTTTCTTCTGCAAATCGGAAAGCTGCGTCGCCAGGTCGTGCCCCCAGCGCTGCGTATCCGCCAGGCGCTTCTTGAGCGTTTCAGCATCGTCTTGCTTGGGGGCACCCTCTTCCTTTGGTGTTTCGTCCGGCTTCTCTTCCGGCACTACGGCTGGCTTTTCGTCGGGAGTCCCCTGGTCTTTGCCGTCCACCTCGGGGGCCTCGCCAATCGCCTCAGCGAAGACAAGATCTGCGTCAACCTCGTCGGCTTGTTCGGACTGGACCTTCTCTTCGTCTGCTTGCTCTTGGACTTTGTTCTCTTCCTCGTTCATTCCGTTTTCCTTTCCGAGAGTCCTGTCAAAAGGGTCGGATCAACCCAATATCAATACACGGCCCACAGGCCGCCTAGTACAAGAAGCCGAACAGGTAGAGCGTGTTTGTCGCACCACCGGCATGATTCGCCACCACCGCCTTAATCACCGTCCCTGCCGCATAGGCTTTAATCTTTGCAGGGGTAGCATTCGGAACCGGCATAAAAATCCCGGCATCATTGGCGGCATCAAGGTTGTCGCATTGCTGAGTGCTCAGAAAATCGGTCAGCGCTCCAGCTTGCCCAATGGTGAAATCCGTGCTTCCGGCATCCGCCCCGACCACCAAAACAGCCTTCGTAAGCACCGCCGTCTTCCCGGTCGGGACAGTATAGATCGTGGTCTCCCCATCCGCATCCAGTGCCAGGTTGGTAGCCGACAGAGCCGTTTCGATGTTGCTTGCTACAATACTCCCCGAAAACGTCTGAGTCCCCGTGAAGGTATTGGCGGCATCGGTCCTGGCAAGCGTGGCTGAGGTGGACGGGAATGTGTAGGTCTGGGCAGCTGTCCCCGACAGGGTGTAACCAGCGTAGGCTGGCGCCGTAGCTACGCCACCCGACAACAGCGGTTGACCGGCCGCAACGTCTGCCAGCTTGCCGATGGTGGTCGCCCCGCTCGCATAGAGCAAATCTCCTGCCGTGTAGGATGTCAGGTTGGTTCCACCCTGATCGACCCCCAGCGTCCCGCTGGAAGTGAGCGCCTTGTTGGAGTCGGTGAACACAGGCTTACTGGCCGTGAGGGCGCTGTAGGTCGGAGCGGTCGTGCTGGTGAAGCCGGTCACGAAGGTGGGCGCCTGGTTGAACGTAACCCCCTTCTCGAAAATCACCGTCCCCTTGAACAGCATCTCCCTGATTTCGGAATGCCACCCGGCCCAGGCCGCGGTTGCCGCCGCGAACAGCAGCAGGACCATGACAAGCAGACTCTTACGCTTCATCTTCTTCCCCCTTTCCGTCTTCGGCGTGGACGATCTTCCAAAGGTCCACGGGCAGGTGTTCAACATCCTCAACGATCTGGATCACCCCAGACCAGTAACCATAGGTTTGGAGCGTGTTGCTCAACTTCCGCAGTTGCTTGCCGGCCGAATCCCTGACCGATCCCAGATACTGGACCAGTAGCGGCCAGTCGGGATGCTGCGTCAAGCTCACCAGGCGCCGCAGTTCCTCTGCCTTGAGATGCACTTCCGGGTTCACTGCACCACTCCCTGCATTCCATCTGCAGGTCCAGCCTCTCCCGGAGCGCCGACAGGCCCACCCTGCAGTATGGCCTGCTGCTCCATCTGTGCCTGCATCGCCATGGCTTGCTGCTGGATTTCATCGTCCGTCATGAAAAACTTGTCTGGGTCAATATCCCTGGTGCGAGCCAGCTCTCTCAGGAACTCGATCACCTTGACGTAGCCGGCCGACATCTGGTTTGACAGGGCAAATTGAGCCAGACTCAGGATGTTTTGGCCTCGGACCGACTTGTCCTGATAAGACGAGAAGCCCATGGCCTTGACAGCGTAATCCCCCTTGATTCCCTCGTCCGGACTCGTCGCATAGTGGTAGTCATAAAACCCGGTAATCAGCGGCTCGATATGCCCTTCGTCACAATTCCTGACCGTGCTCCCGATCCCTTTGTTAGCGGCCTCCACCAGCTTGGACATCTCGAACGCGGTATCGGGCTGATACCTTGACGTTTCTCCCTGCAATACGTCCGGGAGGTTGGTCTCCTGGCTGGCCCACCGCTCAAACATATTGATCAGCTCGGGCGTGCTGCCGGTTACGTCGGGAGGCGCGAAGAACTGCAACGCCTGCCTCACGTCCTCCACATGGTCCGCCGTCTCGAAGGTCTTCCCGGGATAGAGCACCTTGTTTTGACCAGGCGCCATCTTGGAGGCGTTCCACCAGAGCAACAGATTGCTCGACAGGCTCTTGTTGTCCATCATGCTCCGGACCAGCCCGTTCACCATGCTCTGGCTGTCCTGCATGTTCTCCGGCACGCTGAGCGCCCCGGCCTCGAACGGGACCTCTTCCCACAGTGCCCGGTAGACAGGTCGATAGGGGAAAGGATTGACAACCGGTTTGCGAATCACCACCGGACTCTTCCCCTTGGCTACCACGCAGTGGATTTCAACTTCCTTCGAGGTCCTGACTTGCGACAGGTCCACCGACCACCTGTCGCTTTTCTCGATGTAGCGCCTTGGAACCCTCCCAAAAAACTCAATCACAGGGACCACCCTCCGCCGCTTCAGCAGAGCCTCAGCATACGGTCCGTGACTCTGGTCGATTTCGCCGGAATCGTCGTCTTTGAACTGGCTCAAAATGTCCCTGATCGCCTGTTCGTCGTACCCTGGTGTCTCCGCCAGATCCAGGAACCGACCGTAACTCATCATCTCCCTGACAAAAACTCCATGCCCCTCCTGGTGGTCACTGGTCTCCAAATCCCAAAACACGGACCAGGGATTGAGCACCTCCATAACAGGGCGCCATACCGTCTCGACACCCATCGTGTGCCGGCCGTAGCGAGAGAGGAGCTGTGGCCCGGCGTCGTACCCGAACCCGGGAACCGCCAGCACTCGCCGCGTTACCTTGCGTCGTCTGAGAACCGGCCCACGAATCCAGCTCATGCCGTAGAGCGCCAGAACCATGGCGGCCGTCATGTAGCGAGACTCAGCCCGGCATTCGTCCAGATCATCCCGGATCTGCTTCGACATCCGTTCACAACGCGCCCAGGCTTCCGGCTCGGGGAGCATCCTCCCGGCCATGTCTTCCGGGACGGGAGTGGGCTCCAACTCATACGGCAGCCTCCCGTTCTGCAGCATCACGGCGAGCAGGTTGTTGTACCCGGTAACAACCTTCTGCTTCGTCAGTCGCACGAATACCTTGGACCGCCAGCCTTGCCCCTCGGAAGTCTTCCACTTTTTGAGCGTGGAGGAATCGTAGCGACCACGGAAAGCGTCGTCGTTGGCGCGCCATTGCTCCTCGATGAGGTTCCGCCGCTCTTCCATCATCCAGTTGAGCAAATCGTCCACCAGGTAGGACGCGAGCTTATCCCTTGTGTCTGCCATGGCTGTTCCCGGTCCTTTGCTTCCAGGCTTGCTTGATTCTTCGGTTGATCACGGTCTTCCCGCCCACGGTGATCGCCTCCGGGGCCGACACTTCCAGGATCACGTTGCCCTTCCAAAGGATCGTCATCATCCAGTTGTTGGTCTCGTCGTGCAGAATTTTTGAGAGCTGCTTCATTTCTTCGTGATCCGGAATCCGCCCCTCGATCTCCTGCAAAGCCTGGAGGATCGCCCCGTCGATTACTTTGGAATGCTCGGCCGCCAGGTCGTACAGCATGTGACCGGTAGACCACAGGTCCGGCTTGCCAGGTATCCTGTCGCCAATCAGGCCATATTGGGTGTGAAGCATGACTCAGTACCCCGCCGCCTTGTCCAAGGGTTCGTAGTGATCGCGGTCCCGGGTCGCCCGGATCTCTTCTTCCGTCCGTGGCCGCACCTGCTTATCGAGCATCCGGCATACCACGCCCAGGGCGTCCACAATGTCTTTCTCTTTCCCGCGCGGGAAACGCCTCAATTGGAGCTCCACATCAAACAGCCAATCCGGGGCCGTCGGCCCCTTCTTGGGTAGCCAGATTGCCCCCTGCCGTGCGCGGCCCTGAAGGGATCTGGCCTTGGTCAGCTTGTCATTGAGCGGGCTCATCGGCTCCACGTTGATGTAAATGCCGGTTTCCTGCATGTGCACCTTCAGGAAGGGCATGATCGTCCTGGCGATGTTCTCCGCCTCCACCCCGAATAGTCCCATGCGATACCGCGCCTGCAAGTCCGTCATCTTGTCCACAATCGTCAGGCTGTCCCAGTGACCCTTTGGGCAGTCCACAAGATAAAGCTCGTTGTTGACATCCAGCCCCACCACCGGGAGTGCCGTGTCACACGCACTGTCCTTCTCACTGATCGCCAGGTCTCCGCCGGCATAGAACTTGAGCCGCTTGAGCAGATGTTTGAGGTCCGCATAGTCGTACCGAGGAAACCAGCCCACCTGGAAAAACGAGTCGCCGTCCTCCGGAACAGGGTCGAGCAAATACTGGCATGAATAGATGTAGCTCGACACCAGCGGGTCATGCTTGATCGAATCAAGCTGAGCAGGTCCATACTGTACCGGCCAGAGCGTACGCCGGCGCTTGACACCATCCTCATCCACTTCCATCCACTCAGCCGGTCGCTTATACACCGTGTAGTCCCCGCTCTCCTCCATCTCGCGGTGGAGGTCTCCGTCGTCGTAGATCGTTCCGCAGATCGAGACATTCCCGTAAGTGGTGAGGATCGATGATCGCACCAGGGCATAAGCATCCTTGAGCTTGGCCATCTGCTCGCCGTTGGTCGTGTTTTCGGGAACCACCAGGTCATCGAACTTGATCCTCCCGAAATGGCTCCCGGTCGGCATGGCCTCGATGCCGAACGCGGTAATGCTCGCCTCCTCGGTCGAGATGTACCCTGGCAGAAAGATTTCATCTTCCCCCCACTTCGGGCATTCGCGCCGGTCCTTGGGACTGCGCCATACCCGGTCAGCGAACAGCGACCGGAAAACCGGGTTGCTCTCGTGGTGATATTTGATCCCGCGCATCCGCTTGACCGCTCTGAGCCTGGTATCAGACCCCAACCCGATGGGCTCGCTCGGCTTGATGAGATTGTGACGGATAGTGTCCGCAATGCTGTAGATACGGCTCTTGCAGTGACCCCGAGGCAGGAGATAGAGATGTCTGTGCCGATCGCGCTGAATCTCCTCGCAAAATTCCTTGTGCGGCTCCCAGCAGAGCCACCACATTCCCAGCACGTACTTGCTGAAGAAGTAGAGGTCCCGCATGCAGTAGTCTTGGAGCTCACTCAGCGTCCTCCGGTCCAGGCCCTGCGATGCCGCTGCTCTCAAGGCGCTCAACAATGGAGCGTATGCCGGGTCCGGCCGAAATAGCGAGTTGCGCTTCTGATTGTATTGGTCCTCCATCCGGCCCGCTCACTTCCCTTCTCTCAGGCGGCATCATGCCCCACAGCTTGATTCCCACCTCCAGCGCCCGGCCCCTTGTCTGCCAGTCAACCATGGGATCAGACAGTACGAGGTCGCCCTTGTAACAAAACACCTGCTGTTTCGTGGCTTTAAGCTGTTCCGCCAATTCCTCGGCCAGGGTGGAAGGGTTGATCCCTTGCTTCTCGAGATACAGACCGGCGCCTTGATGCTGGTCGCGCAGGATCTCATGGAACCGCTCAACCCGCCTCGCCCAGGTGTCCGCCCGGCGCTTGCTCTTGGCTTTGGCCCTGACAGCCATTCGGTCACTTCCCGGGCCCCGACAGCGGCCGCTTCCAGTCCACCGGCACGTTGAGGTCGCCGTTGGAGCGGAAGTACATGACCAGCAGGCCAAGCAGGTAGCCCAGGCGGTCGATAATGCCTGGCGGGATCAGGCTCCCAAACAGGCCAGCAAAGACCGGATCTTGCAGTGCCGTGGTCGCCAGGATCAGGATGCCTAGCCAGTTGATCTTTGATGTCAGTGCGCCTTTGGACTCGATCATTTCTTCACCGCCTCGATCAGCAGCTCAAGCCGTTCGACCAGAGCGAGGAGCTCGCTCTTTTTCTCGAGCACGTCCACAAAGCCGGTCGCGTCGCGCACAAGCTCGACAGCGGCACAGTAGGCATCTACCCCGGCAACGATCTGGCACAGCAGAGGCTCAATGGTGTTGGCGAAAGCCTCCTGCTGGTTTGGGAAGTATATCTTGCTCCAAGCAACGGCGGCACTCGCGCCCACCGAAGCAAGCTCAAGGTCCTGGCACGAGGCAACGGCCAAAGCCTGCCAGCCGCGCTCTCCGGCTTGGTAGCTCTGAAAGGTCGAGCAACCCGCCGTAGCGAGGGCTACACACAGCAACAGAATGATGGTGAGTCGTTTCATGGGTGTCCTCTCTGGCTCATGAGGTGCAGTATCAATTGCAGGGCTGGTATCCCGATTGCAGCCCCGCCCAATATCCAATTCAGCTTCCGGTCAAGATTGGCGACGGTAGCGAATATGCGCTCGATCTTGTCGCACATTTCCTCCTCTCGCTGTCGGTGGGCCTGCTGGTGATTGTCCCAGCGGTCGTCAATCCGTTTGGAGAACTCAACATGCACCGGGCAACACTCGTGGTTAGATGGTGTCATCAGCTCACATCTCCGACGTGGAGCCGATATGCCTTCATATACTTCTCGACTGTCCCGGCCCCCAGGTAGGTGTTGTAGTGGCGTTTCCAGTATGCGGCCTGGCCAATAAGGTCACAGGCGTCTGGAAGCTGCTCCGGGACTGCCAAGTAGCAAAGGCGTGCCATCACTGTGGCCTGGTGATCGTCGGTCTGCTGGTCTGCAAACGAGTATTCCGAAACCGAGGGATACCGCTTGCCGTACTTTGTACTGAGCCACCGGAACGTGGCCGGTTCCATTTGGTAAATACCACGAGAGGGACCACCACCAAGCTGAACACGCAACCGTCCGAACGAGCTTTCCACCGCGCACGTTCCAAGCAGTAATGGCAATACCCTATCCGAGTACAACTTGAGTGGTTCCAGCGCCTCGTGGATAATCTCGATCAGCTCTCCCCGGGTCATGTAAGCCACCACATGATCGCTACCCCGGTCACGAAACCAGAGAGCCACAAAATCAATTTCTGCCTCGGGTCCATCATCTTAGCGCAGCCTCTATCCGTGCCATGTGCGTCTGGATCGTGATCAGTGATTTGGCTATCTGTTTGCGCTCATACTGGATACCTGCCAGGGCGTTGCGCAGCTCGTGGCAGATTGCGTCACGGTCTAGTGATAGCTCCGCAGACTCGGTTACAGCCACCCCGCCGGTATCTCTCCACCAAAACAGCCTCATTTACGCCCCTCAGCGTGTGATGATATTTCGCTAATAATCTTGTAAACCATTATATGGTGCGGATCTACGGTTGTCAAAGTCCTATGGAGGGGTACTATGGAGGGGTACTATGGAGGGGTACTATGGAGGGGTACTATGGAGGGGTACTATGGAAGGGGTGCTAACCAGAGGTACTTTTTTATTTTTTTTCTCCCCCCCGGGCCAAAAGCCACGCCTGCAGCCTGTCTGTTGAAGAGCAAACCATGAGCTTGGGAGGGCGTCCGCGCCACATCTGAAACAGCACCCCGGCCGCCTGCAGGTCTTTGCTTTGGTTTTTGAGCGACTGAACGGAGCAGCGTAGATATCGTGCTATTTCCTCCAAGCCCACAAGGATTTGGCTCATCAATCTAAGCCCGGCTCGTAGGGTCTGAGTCCACGCCCACACTCAGCGTAAACGTCGGATTCCCCCAACTCGGCCCGCAGTTTGTCGTAGGCGAATTGGGCATAGTGCGCCACCTTAAGGAGGTCCCTGAGTTGCTCGACAGGGCCGCGCACACTGGAACGTCTGCGATTGTAGTACCGCTGGATCTCCCGCCAACAATCCTCCACCGTGAACGAATCAACCTGCTCATTCCCTTCTGGGTTGCCGTATTGCGCCAGGGTGTATCTGAGGATGTGACGGCGCAACTGTTGATCGAATTGGTCCCACTGGGTTAGTCGGTCGTACATTACAGGCTTCCTCCATTTCCATACTGATCAAAGGCATACCGAGCCAGGAGCACGGCGTCCGCCTCGTTGTCGTCCTCTGGGTTTCGGCCCAGATACTTCTTCGCGGCCAGGATCATAGCAACCTTGTTGGCATGGCCTGACCCGGTTGCCCATTTTTTCAGCGTGGTGCTGGGAACCGGCAGGGACTCAATCATTTTTTCTGCTGCCAGCTCCTGCACGCGGGTTTGCAGGCCCACGCAGAGCTCTGTGGCTGCCCCTCCGCGCATGTGAGCCCGCTCGTAAACGAGGAGTTGTGGGCCGCGTCTGAACTCAATGAGTTTACCGAGCCAGTTGCGGAACCTGAGAAAGACGAGACCGTTTGATTCTCCGCGACGCTTCTCGAAGCTTTGCACGCCCGATTCGATGATCTCCCCGGTTTCATCCAGCAGGCACCACCCGGTTTTCGTAGCACAGTCAAGAGCGAGGATCTTCATTCATCAACTCCTTCCGAGTATGAGTTGCTGCCAGTATTGCATTCCTTCGGCGATCCTGCTGGCCGCCAGCTCCCGTTCATGGGCTGGCCGGTTACCATCCAGGACAATCCGGCATTGCTCCGAGACGGCCTCTTCGGCTTTCCTGAGCTTTGGGTTGAGGAGGGCCTTTCTCATTGCAAGGCGCTTCCATTTGTTCGTGGCGGGGATTCGGTCGTAGAGGTCCGCCACCAGGCCATGAGCATCGAAGATGGGCTGAAACGCGGGTGGATAGGACTGATCCCAGGGGATAGCGACGGGGCTATCTTCTGTAGCGTTCTTTTTGGGGGGTGCCGTTTCGATCTCGGATTTGACTTGTGCGAAATCCATCTTCTTCTCCATGTTCATTTTGGTCAGGCTGAAATTGAATTCCGTCAGGGTTCCGTCAGGGTAAACTCTCTCTCTTTTTTTTATAAAATATAATAATACTAATAATATGTCAGGGTGGTCAGGGTGGTCAGGGTGAAAAAGTTATTTCTGGCAGAAAAAATAGTTTCAACTTCTTCTTTCTGTCATCATCTGAACATTTTCTCCCAGCTTTTTTGATTTGCCATTTACCATGCCCACTCTGACATTCACCTGATTTTATTACGAAATGCAGATATAGTTACCCTGACGCGACCCTGACGCCACCCTGACCACCCTGACATTCACCTGATTTTATTGAACAAACAGAATTTAGGACGTGTCCCATTCCACCTTCTGATTGAAAGCTTTTTCAAACAATGTCCGGCAGACATGCAGGTCCGGGATATTCAAGCATTGAATTCTTTCTCCATTTTCAGAAGGCCTGGAACCGTGAATCTCGGGGCAAACCGACCGTATCTTTTTGACAAAATGAGAACAGATCAGCGGGTATCGCTCATTGAGCATCCGGCAATAATCAACATAACTACTGTAGAGGTCCCGGGTTGGTATGGGTGAGAAGTTTACCCAGCTCCCATCTGAATCTTTGAGATTCCCATTACTTAATCGATGAAACCAAAATTTGATTGCGGTGTTGGCGGTCTGCATCTGTTGATCGAAGAGAGCTTCTGTTTTTGGAAATTTTCTAAGATCGACATTGCTGATATTGAGATCAAGGAGGTCATAAAGCATGGCCGCCTGTCCTCCGTTTTTACGTTCTCGAGAAATAGCCTTGAAATACTTGGAATCCTGAATCTTCGTTGCACCGACATCAATCACGAAAAAGCGCCGCTCATGGATCGCGGCGGGAACCACCCAATCATTGTTCGAGGCAATGATGATCCTCATGTGATTTTTGATTGGAAATGGATCCTTGTTTTTCGGTTCAACCATCAAGTAATCTTCGGTGACCAGTGCCTTCAGCACTCCTTCGGCCGCTTTATCCCCAGCCCACAAGGCTTCGTCGACAAAGCACAACAGGACATCCTTGGTGTGGGCATTGAATCTTCCGGTGAGTTGTCCGGCCTGGGTGATGTGCATGTAATGAGGTCCGAAGATGGTCCCGAAGTATTTGGCGAATACGCCCTTTCCAACCCCTTGATCGCCTCGCATGACGATGGATATTCCCGGCCGCTCCCCACCGGGTTGTTGAACCATTTGCGCCATCCAGGAAAGCAGATACTTATAGACTTCCATGTTCTTGCGGCTGATGTTCTCGTACAGGTGCTCCTGCATGAGCGACCAGTCACCCTTTTGGGGCTCTATCGAGAGACCACGGTATAGATTATAGTATTCGGGATGGAATTCTCCTGGTGCAAACACCACTCCCCGGTATTGTGGACGTTCTTGCGACTTAAGCCATATTTCAGACAGGTCGTATTGCTTGGCTTTCCCGTTTCCATTGGCCATCCAGCATCGCTTGTTGGCGTACCATTTACGGAAATCTTCGACGGCTGAGAAGGTAATGGTGGGGCGGTTGAAGGTTGGATCATGCTCATGGTTCATGATCAGGCATTTTCCTCCAATCATGATCACGGCATGTTTTTCATTGAGGGCCTGCAACTCGGTGGCAATGTCCTCGGGAAGAAAACTCTTTGACTGGTTGCCTTCGGATTTGGATGGTGTGCAGGGTTTTCTCTCCAATGCCATCAGCTCCTCGACCGATTTCCCGTATTTCACGAACCAGTCGGTGAGGTCCTCTTTCTCCCGCATGAATTCCGGCCATTGGATCATCGACACGGACCTGGCGAAGTGGGGCAGGTGCCGGGCCACCCGTTCGGCGCCTTTCCGGCCGGCGTCGTCATGGTCGTAGCAGATGATGACTTCGAGGCCCTTGAATTTGGCGTTGAAATGATCCTTCCAGGTTTCGGCGCCTGCGGTCTGAGTGACGCAGTAAAGGCCGCGAGAAATCCCGCATAAGGCGTCTGGCTCGCCTTCGCAAAGGATGACCGGCTGCCCGGCCGCCCGGGCCCGCTCGATCACCTCCTCGGGATAGAGTCTGGCCTCCCCCAGGCCCTTGCCCCAGGACAGGATTTTGTTGGCGGTCTCGGGAGCGTAGGTCCGGATGTTGACGAGCGCTCCCTCGGAGTACACCGGGATCGCCACGGCCTTGCGCCTGCCCTTGTCGTGATACTTGATTCCGTATTTCTCAATGACCTCTCGGGACCATCCGCGCTTAGTTGTCAGGTATTCCAAGGCCTGTTCCGGTAGGGGGGAGAGCTCTTCGAGTGTTTTGATGCTCAGGGTTTTTCTGGCTGACTTCGGGGCGGATGAATCTGGTGGAAGGTACTTTTTCTTGAGTTCTTCGACGGCTTCCTGGGGGGTCATGTTGTGAAGTCTGGCGTGGAAGTTGATCACGTTCCCGGACCCGCAACTCGACCGGCAGATCCATTGTCCTGTCTTGAGATTGGCCGAAAATGAAGGGTTTTTCTCGGGGTGGAGCGGGCATAAACCGACCAGTTGATCTCCGGCTATTTTGGCCTTTTGGACGTATTGACCATAATAGCTGGCGTAGTCAATGTGTCGGTCGAAGTCGGGCAGGGACATTACTCGAATGCTCCGCTACGGTTTCAGTGTCCTCTCCTCGGCAGGAAGAGACCCCACCCGGGTGGTCGAAGTCCGGGCGGGGCTGGATCAATCTCCTGGCGCTCTTCTCAAGGACGGCCCGTTTTCATTGTCCGTCCCGGTACTGCCCCGGAGTCACATTCTCCGGTCCCCTCCAGAGGAGGTAGCATGTTGCCCGGCCGCGTGATGTTTGGCCTCCCGCCGGGCTTCGGGGGGCGCGCAGGATGGGAAGTCATGGAAGCGGGAACGGGAATCGAACCCGTGATTTCCGGCTTATGAGACCGGCGCCTTACCGCTTGGCTATCCCGCATTGTGTGCAACCTGATCCGAGGTGCCGTTGCCGTTCTTTCGCAGCATCGGGTTCGGGAACTCGTCCGGCCACAACCACGCTCTGCGGTCGATTCCGGTGATCCGTTCGAGAGTGATCGCAAGATCGGCCGAAGGACGCCTCTTCCGGCAAAGGATATGGTCAATATGCCGGTGGCAAACCCCGAGTTGATGCTTCTTGAGTTCGATGTGAGTCATGATCGTTTCCTTTCGGCTATAAAGGCTAGAGCTTTATGCTCACACCGATCACGAAACCAACGAGACATCCAATCAATAAAGCCGTCCATGCCAGGTCGCATTCCATCATGGCAACTCCTCACAGTTCCTCATAGTTCCTCATAGTTCCTTGCAAGACGGATCCGCATGCTTCTGGTAGAGCATCGCCCAAAGCTTGGGACTGTCGTATTTGAGCAAGAGATATTTACGGATGGAGCGGGCAATGAAGGCCGACCGGGTGAGATCGGACTTGCCGACATAATCGTCAACGAGCTCGATCAGCCAGGTCGGGATACTGATGGAGGTGGTCTCGGTCGATTTCGGCAGATCGGAGAAGGTCATCAAGTAGATTCCTTTCCTCGGTTGGAAGAGACCCCACCCAGGCCGGAGGGAGCCGAGACCTGGGCGGGGTTGGATCAATCTCCTGGAGGGCTTCGCAAGCGGCGACCGTGAGGCGCTCACAACGAGGGAGTGTCTTTAGCCCCGTGGTCGGCTGCTACTGGCCGTCAGTCACGTCCTGTACTTCCCCTCCAGAGGAGGTAGCATGTTGCCCGGCCGCGTGACGTTTGGCCTCCCGCCGGGCTTCGGGGGGCGCGCTGGATGGGAATTGATGTAACTTTGTTTCGTGCAATATGTCGATCAATTGCCTTACACTGGCTGCTATTCCACGCCTACCGGTTCTCCAGCGAAACCAAACAGGATAGCTCACCCCAGCGGCGGAAGCAGCCTTCACTGCCCCACCATACATTCTCTCAAGCTCTATGATTTTTTCGATTGTTGTCATGGCGCATCAATAGTACCAGTGGGAATAATATGTTGCAACAAAAATTTCCACAGGTCTTTTGAAAAAGTTTCCGCCCGGTCATATTTTTTTCTTGTATTTCATTCCCATTGGTAATATTCTTTACCTCACCAACGGAGGGAACCGGCCCGGCACCGCAATGGGTGTGGCTGCCGGGCGGTACCCCCCAGAGACCTGCCGTTGGTTCAAAGCTCTTTGACAACCCAATTATGCCCAACGAAAATCACGAAGTGAGGGAAAGGTGACGCGCACCCAGGCGGCCTGCATGAGTACCGAGACATTTCAGGGACACGGTGCCCTGATGCTGGAGTCAAAGGCAGTAGGGAAAATGGGGTGGGATCTGGCTATGTGAACCCAGTGCCGAGGGCAAAGAGTTACTCGGAGTGTGATGGGAAACCGGGCACCAAACGAATCACCTAGGAAAACGTTGGGCATTTTACAAGCTGCCTCCCCCGGTAGACTAAGAGATTCTCGCGGGCGACGGGGACACTGCGAGACCTGGACACGGCAGGCATACCGAGCAAGGTGAACGACCACCAAAGGGCGCCCGTGGAAGCACGGCAGCAATGGCGACCATGCCGCGAGGCGGGCCGTCGCTGGCCGACCGCGACAGCGGAAGTCGTGACAGCCGGGAGAGACCGGCAACCTCGACAAAAAGCTTCTGCCCCTCCCTGTGATCATGGGCTTCGGCCACCGACACGTCAGGGGCGGATAACCCAAGAAGCGAACAATCAACCCGCCCAGCCACAGGTTGCCCCGCGAGGGGATCACGCCCAGGGCGGCAAGGCTCGAAGGGCTCGCGGCCGCGAGCGGGATGTTTGGTAGTACGAACAAAGAGGAGGAACAAAATGTCTGAGGCTAAGTGTCCAGCCTGCGGGTCGGAAGCACGGAAGTTGTGGGAGGCCGTTGGAGGAATCAATGGCGGCACCTGGTTCACCGGACTCTATGCGTGTCCTGACTGCTGGCATTTCAAGGCGACAGGCACGAATAGGAATGGCGTTCGCAGGGTGGTTCAGTGGCATCCAGCGTGCCCGCACCACGGCGCAGACCCGGTAATGGTCACAGAGGCTGAGAGTCACGACTTCGCTACCCGTGACACTGAATGGACCTGTTTAGAGTGCGGCCGCAGAATGGCCGTAGTTGACAAACAGATCCAGACTGTCTGGAAGCCGTATCAGCCCATATTCCCGGACTTGGTAGGGCCGGTCACGCAACGCAGATGAGGGCTCTCGGGGCCCGCAATTCGGCGCCGGTTCCGGAAGAACCTCTGCCGCCGAGGATCAGCAGCAGGGCCCGCAAGCAGCGCCAGGCCCGCAAGGCTCGCAACCGCATGGCGGCCGCGAGCAGGAGGAAAAAACGCTAAGAAGACCCCTCCTGAACGCCGGAATCTCTCAGGAGGGGCAGACCACAACACTACATCTCAATTATTAACAGGAGAGTGTCAATGTCGATGATCCTGGAACGAGGGGAAGGAGGGGCGGAATGAACACTTGGGGGACTTTTGATATTGAGACCATACCGTTGCCCAATCTGCCCGAGGAGCTGCGGCCCAAGTTTGATGAGGCCTCGGTGAAGCTTGGTCAACTCAAGGACAGATTCAAGATCGCCGAGAAGATCGAGGAAGCCCGAGCCAAGCACGCAGCCGATCTCGACAAGACCATGAGCCTCGACCCTGACCTGTGCATGGTGTGCGCGTTTGTCAGTCATCTTAGCAACGGGGAGAGGAAGGAATTCAAGGCCTCCATCTTCGCGCCGAACGAAGAGGCTGAATACAACCTCCTGGCGGCGGCCTGGGCGTGGTTGCGCGACTGCTACAAGGCGCGAATCCCCATTGTCGGCTTCAACAGCAAATCATTCGACCTGCCAATTCTTCGGCGGCGCGCCATGCTTCAGGATGTTTCCGTTCCACCCGCGCTCTATGAGGCCCTGACCAAGCGGTACGAAACCAAGCACCACGTCGATCTGATGGAGGTCCTGGGCAACCGCAATCTCTTCTCGTTGAAGATCGAATACAAATCGATGGATTGGTACCTCAAGCGGTTTGGTATCGGCGCGAAGTACAACGGCATGTCCGGAGCCGATGTCTACCCGCTCTACAAGGAAGGGGAATATCAAAGAATCCTGGATTACTGCCGTGATGATGTGCTGAAGACAGCAATGCTTTTTCAGAGAGTCGCGCCATGGATCTTGGCGCCAACCGAGCCCGGAAACGAAACCGATAAGGAAAAAGGAGAATAACATGGCACGAGCAGCAACGGCAGAAGTACCGAAACCGGCAGAGCATACGACTTCGATTGTGCCGCCGGCTAACGCGAACCTTTCCTCGGAAGGCCCGATCAGCCCTCCGGCGCTTCATCATCCAATGGATGTTCAAATCCCCGAGGAGCTTCAGGGATACACCGGGTTTGAGACCATCGACCCTTCGGCCTTTGTCATCCCGCGCATGAAAATCGTGCAGCCCACCAGCAAGGAAGGGACCCAGGGAAAGCTTCGGGTCAATCTCACCGGCGATGAATTTTCCCAAATGGACGTGGTGGTTGTCAAGGCCATGCAGGGGCGTGTCATGTGGGACCAGGGGAATCCTGGCAACGAAAAGCCGCTCTGCCGGTCCTCCGATTTTCTGCACCCGGATTCGTCCATCGAAAATCCACCATCCCCGGAGTGTGTCAGGCAGATCACGAACACGGCGAAAAAGACCATGCTGAAGCCGGTATGCCCGAATGCCGGGTGGAACGGAAGCGAGAAGCCTACCTGCGGAGAAACGTGGAATCTCCTGTGCATTCAGAAGGACGAATTCTTGCCGTTCTGGCTGAGTGTTGCCGGAACCTCCATTGCGCCTGTACGCCGGTACCTCTCTGCCATTGCATTGCGCCGCTGTCCGCTGTGGCAGTTCGAGACGGTCATTGCCACCGAGGAGCAAAAGGGGGACCGCGGCCGGTACTTCGTCGTTAAATTCACCTCCCCGAAACCGATAACCAGGGAGTTCGAGGATCAGCTCATCCCCATGGTGGCCGAGCTCAAGAACGCCGACATCAAGCGCACCTTCGACGCCGAGGAAGAACTTCAGAGTGCCGGGGGCGAGGGTGGCAATGGCGGAACCGGTGGGAATGGTGAAGCCGGATGGCAGACTGGTTCGCCTCCTCCCGAACAACCCGGTTGGATGAAAAACTAAGGCATAAAACAGAAAGGAGTTCCCCAAATGCATGAAAGAGAAAGCGTAAGTCTGCGGAACCTCGGATCAGGGGCCGCAATCGAGTTGTTCGACACGGAGCTCCAGCGCGTCCTGGACAACGATTGAAGTAAGCGGCGCGTTTTTTGCGTCCGCTTGACTAACTTGTTATACCGCACATTTACGGAGGTTAGAACTTGAAGAAATACAATATTATTTATGCTGATCCGCCGTGGGATAGTAATAGCCAATTTGGTAGAGATAAGAAAAAAGGAAATGACCAGCACTACCCACTAATGACGATAGAGGATATTAAAAACTTGCCGGTTGGTGAGCTTGCCGATGACAGTTGCGTGTTGCTGTTGTGGGCTGTTGATACCCAGTTACAAGATGCGCTAGACACGATTAAGGCGTGGGGTTTTACCTACAAAACAGTCGGCTTCACCTGGGTCAAAGAAACCAAGCACGGCAAAGACCACTTTGGTGTTGGGATGTGGACGAGGAAAAACCCGGAGATGTGCTTGCTTGCGACTAAAGGGAACCCAAAGAGGGCGGGGTGCGGGGTGCGACAGTTGCAACGGCATAAGGTGCGTGAACATAGCCGCAAGCCAGACGAGATACGGGATGCCATTGTTGAACTGTGCGGGGACGTTCCACGGGTAGAGCTTTTCTGCCGATACCCTGCCGAAGGTTGGGATGTATGGGGTAACGAGGTTGAATGTACCGCCGAACTTGGCAGTGCGGTATAACATCGTTGATGAGAACACCAAACCCACCACGATTCGTGAAGTGACGCTCAAGATCAAATGTCGGCAAAGATCATTGTAGGGGTGAGTGAATGAGCAAAATTAGCCACCGAACGGTCAGGGGTAGGCAGCATCACATGGTTCCTGTTGAAAAGATGGTGCAAGAGTCCATTTCTTTCATCCGTGAATATGAGCCAGCGGAGGGTTACTTTGTGGGCTTCTCTGGGGGGAAGGATAGCATCGTTACCCTCGAGCTTGCGCGGATGAGCGGTGTTAAACATGAGGCATATTATTGCTGTACTGGAATTGATCCTCCTGAGGTGGTGAAGTTCATCAAGGAGTATTACTCCATGGTGAAATGGCTCTATCCGAAGTATTCATTTTGGAGAGGGATCAGGAAAGAGAAAATGCCTCCATTGCGTACGGCTAGATGGTGCTGTGATGTTCTCAAGAAAGATCCGTCTGCCTCGATACCACTTCGGAATAGATTACTTGGACTCAGAAGAGAAGAGTCTTTGCTGAGACGACAAAGACCAATAATCGACTACGTACATAGTCGAAAGCAAACCATTTACAAACCTATATTCCATTGGAAAGAATGGCACATTTGGGATTTCATCGATGATCACCATATTCCATATCCAAGCCTTTATGATGAAGGGTTTCACCGAATTGGGTGTGTGGTTTGTCCATTCCTTTCGTGGAAAATCCAAATGCAACATAAGCAGAGATGGCCGAAAATGTATGAGATTTTTGAGGGGTGCGTTAGAAAATGGTATGAGTCTAGAGGATTCGTAAATAAACCTATGGAGAAAAGAAAAGATATCAAAACGGTAGATGATTATCTGTTGTTTTGGTATGGGCATTCTGATTTTAAGCAACCAAAATGCACGTGTCCAATGAATGAATGTGCTGGAGTGGGCAAATAGGGGGGTAATATGTGCGGACGGCGGGAACGGCGGGGGCGGCGGCGGGCAATCACACGGGACGGCGAAGGCGGCGCCTGAAGAACCGGGCTGGATGAAAGGGTAACCGGTAATGGAAACGGTTCGAGGAAAGATTGTGCAGCTTTCCCGCTCGTACAACGGTGGGTGGAGGTTCGGAAGCCTCCACCCGGAGGGATCTCCCGATATTTCCATTGTCGGGAACATTTCCGAAAGCATTGAAGTGGGTGACTGCGTGGTGTGCTCCGGCGATTGGAAACAGCACCCGAAATACGGCCGTCAATTCCAGGTCCAGGTTGTCGAGGTCGATATCCCGAGGGACGTTGCCGGGATTCAAGAGTACCTCGACCGTCATTTCATGTGGATCGGCCCTGTCCTCTCGAGGAAGCTCACCGACAAGTTCGGCGACACCATCTTTCAGGTCCTCGAGGAGTCTCCCGAGAAGCTCTCTTCCATCTCCGGAATTACGCCGAAGCGCGCCGCCTCGATCCACGAAGAGTACCTGCTCATCAAGCAGGACCGCGAGCATGATATTTTCTTCGCAACCAATGGAATCACCGCGCGCATGCGCGATAAGCTCGTTGGTCAATACGGCTCCAAGCAGGAGGCAATCAAGATTGTTTCGGAAAACCCCTATGAGCTTTCAGATACCATCTGGGGAGTCGGGTTCAAGAAGTGCGACGCCATTGCCGGCGCCATGGGCATTGCCAAGGACTCATCCCATCGCATCCGCTCCGGGGTGAATTGGGTGCTGGGTGAAGCCTCTGAAGGTGAGGGTCATTGCTACCTTCCGGAAAGCGAATTGCTGACCCGATCAATCGAAGTGCTCGGCATTCACCAGGACCCCATCAAGCAGATCATCGAATACGGCGTGAAGGATGAACGGCTTATCCGCGTCAACGGAGGGATCTACCGGCGTGATCTGCATCGTGCTGAAACCGACACGGCGGGAAGAATCAGGAATCTCACAACCGCTCCATGTCCCCTTTCCAGATCCTTGCCCGCGAGCATCGCGTCCGGCCTGGATGAAACTCAAATCTATGCCGTAAAACAGGCCCTTGACAGCAGGATATCAATCATCACCGGTTTTCCCGGAACCGGGAAGACCCATACCGTCCGGCGCATTCTTGACGCCCTGTCAAGCAAGTGCATCGAATTGGCAGCGCCTACCGGGAAGGCCGCCAAGCGCATGGCCGAAATGTGCGGCAGGCCGGCGCAAACCATTCACCGGCTCCTGCAATACTCTCCGCAGGTCGGGGATTTTCTTCGGAACCGGGACAATCCCATCGAGGCAGATACAATCATCATCGATGAGAGCAGCATGGTCGATATTCGGCTCATGGCGTCCCTCATGGATGCCGTAACCGACAAACAGAAAATCATCTTCGTGGGAGACGTTAACCAGCTCCCGAGCGTGGGACCCGGCCAGGTCCTGAACGACATGATCCAGTCGGAATGTATTCCGGTAACCTACCTCACGCAACTCTACCGGCAGGATTACGATTCCTTGATCAACGTCAATGCGCAGCGTATCCATAGGGGTGAGAAACTGGAATTGAGCAGCACCCGAGGGGATTTCTGGTTCATTCCCGAGGAAGATCCTCATGCCATTCCGGGGCTCATCATCAAGGCGGTCGAAAAGATCCCCCAACAGTTCGGATTCAGCTACGACGACATTCAGGTCCTGTGTCCCCAGAAGAAAGGCCCGGTAGGGACTGGAGAGCTCAACAAGATCCTGCAACCAATTTTGAACCCGACCGGCGAAAAACTCCCTGGCGTCCCGTTCAGGTCTGGGGATCGCGTAATCCAGACACGCAACAACTATGATCTGGAGATCTTCAACGGTGATATCGGAGTCGTTCGCAGTGTTGATCAGGACTATCTATACGTTCAGTTTGATGACATCTCCGGCAAGAGAAACGTCGCGTACCCCCTGACCGACCTTGACGACCTGCAGGCAGCCTGGGCGCTCACCGTGCACAAGAGCCAGGGCAGCGAATACCCCGTGGTCATCAT